ATTGGAGATTAACCGCAGAAGATGATGCTAATCAGGATGCTGATGGCAACAACTGGACAGCTACTAGCTACGGAACTCAATCTGTAGACACTTCAGACTTGTCAAGCTTCACAGCCTTTGCAGACTTAACAAGCTCTGACGTTCAAGGCTGGGTAGAAGCTGCTATGGGTTCTGATGCAGTTCAAAGTCTTAAAGACGGTTTAGATGCACAAATCGCTGAAAAGATTACACCAACATCTGTAACAAAAACAATAGGATAACACATGGAGCTAACACCTTATTTATTTTGGAATATATTTATAACCTTGGTGTTGGCACCAGTCCTTTATGGTATTCGTAGTAATACTTCAGAAGCTAAAAGAATTGATATACTCTTAAACAAGACTCGTGAAGAGATGGCAAGACAGTATGTAACTAAAAACGAACTAAAAGATGACATGCAAGTCTTAATGGACAGGATAGATAAAATAGGTGAAAAGCTTGACAAACTGTTCGAAGTCAAGTAAAATATACATAAAGGTATTATAAATGAAAAAGAAAAAATATAATAAAAAATATTATACCGGTGGTAGAGTAGATATGTCTAAAGGTGGTAGAGTAAAAGCTCAAGTAGGTGGTATACAAAAAGCACCTATAAGTCGTAAAAGACCTCCTATGTCTATAGAAAGAGAAGAAGAGGTTAGACCTAATGTAACTACAACTGAAGCTAAATTAGTACCCGGTCAAACTTCTACACGTAGAGGAGCAGTACCTACTACATTTACACAGGCTCCAGTAGAATCTAAAAGACCTGATGTTGTTCAACCTCAAGAAAGATTTATTGAAAATATAGATACTGCTGCAAATAATATAGATACTACATTTAGACAAGCTCCAACAACCGGTAAAGGCTCTGACCAAATGTTTATTGGTAGAGAAGGTGATATTAGAACTCAATCTAATTTTGATGTACAAGATAGATTTAGAGGAAGAGATAGAGATGAAAGAGGAAGAATTGGAGATGAACGTGATACACCTCCACCACCTCCACCACCTCCGCCACCTCCGCCAGATGTAGAACCTGCAACACCTCAAATGGATTTAGACACTACTGCTGCTCAACAAAGAACAGAACGTATAGCTCAAACAGCAGAACAAGTACAAGCAAGGGCTGAAGGAGAAGTTCCAGAAGCTGCTATTATTCCGGGTATTTCTGAAGAAGCAGGAACTCTTTTAACTACAGAGATACCTCAAGAAGTTACAACAATGGCAGAGCCTACAAGAGTAACTACAGAAGGTGCTGCACAGGTTGCTCCAGAAGCTGTTACTACTGGACGAGTTACAACTGCAAAAACTCCAGAACAAATACAAGCTGCACAAATGGAAGCAGCTATGGTATCTCCTGATGCTCAAGTAGAAGCTGCAAGAGGTGAAGTATCTGACCAAGCTATTGCAAAGGCTGCAGGAGTTGAAAGAGTTGCACCTATTGAAGCTGCTGAAGTTGATATACCAGCAGGAGCTTTAACAGACAGAGTTGTTGGTACTATTAGTGAAGGTGCTAAAGCTACAGCAGCTATGAACGTAGGTACAAGCTTATCAAGAATTACAAGAGCTAAAAAACAATTAAGTAGAGCTGGATTATCTGATGCAGATATAGAAGAAATAGGTAATGACCCAGAAGCATTAGAAGATAGATTAGCAGATTTTAGTGAAGAACAAAGAGGAATTATAGAAGGATTACCACAAGAAGCTTTAGTATCTACACAGATGAATAACTTGCTTGAAGGTATTGAAAGTGGAGAAATACCAACATGGGCTAGACCTGCAGTTGCACAAGTAGAGCAGATGTTAGCACGTAGAGGTATGTCAGCTTCAACCGTTGGTAGAGATAGTTTATTTAATGCTATCATTCAATCAGCTATGCCAATAGCTCAAAGTAATGCTCAAGCTATACAACAAAGTGTTAGTCAACAAAAAACTATAGAAGCTCAAGCTGCTGAAGCAAATGCACAAAGAATGCAACAAACAGCATTAACAAACGCTCAAAATGTATTTAATATGGACATGGCTCAGTTTAGTTCTGACCAACAAATAGCATTATCTAACAGTAAGTTTTTACAGACTGTTGGTTTAACTGAAGCTAGTAACGAACAACAAGCAGTTATACAAGATGCATTGTTAATGTCTCAAGCTAATTTAGCTGAAGCTGATTTTTATCAGAAAACACAAATACAAAATGCACAAGCTTTTCTAAACATGGATATGGCTAATCTTAATAATCAACAACAAGCTAATGTATTAAAAGCTCAACAAACTCAACAAAGATTATTAAGTAACCAATCAGCTCAAAATGCTGCTGCTCAGTTTAATGCTGCTAGTGAAAATCAAACTAATCAGTTTATGGCTAATCTTAATGCACAAATGAATCAGTACAATGCTTCTCAAATGAATGCAATGGAACAGTTTAATGCTAATCAAGCTAATGCTGCAGAAGCTAGAAGAGCTAATAGAGAAGCAGACATTGAAAAATTTAATACTCAATTATTAACTCAAGTAGACCAGTTTAATTCTCAACAAGATTTTGCAAGAAATCAATGGAATGCACAAAACGCTGCTGTTGTTGAAGCTTCAAACGTACAGTGGAGAAGACAAGCTAATACAATTAATACTGCTGCACAAAATCAAATTAATATGCAAAACGCACAGAATGCTTTTGGTTTAAGTTCTCAAGCTATGTCATTTTTATGGCAAGAATTAAGAGACCAAGCTGATTTTGATTTTAGAGCTGCTGAAAATACGAAAGCTCAAATAACTCAACTACAAGCAACTGCTATTGCAAATGAAGGAGCATTAGCTGAAAAATCAACAAGTACTACAAAAGATTTAATGAACTTAGTAAATTCAGTTATTCAAAATTATTATTCAACATAGGATATAAAATGGGAAAATTAAGAAAAATAGGTAAGAAAATTTGGAAAGGAATTAAAAAAGTTGGTAAAAAAATAGCTAAAGGATTTAAAAAAGTTTTTAAAGGTGTTGGTAAATTTTTACATAAACTAGGACCTATAGGAACTATTGGAATGATGATAGCTATGCCTTATTTAGGGTCGTATGTTTGGCAAGGTTTTGGTTCTTGGGCAGGTGGATTGCAAGGAACTTTTGGAAATGTAATGAAAACTATTTATAATGCTGGTAATAGTGTTGCTGGTGCTTATAGAGGAATTACAGAAGCGGTATCTGGAACTTTAAGAAAAATACCTATTGTTGGAGATGCCTTACAAGGAATGGATAGATTTATAGATAAAGCTAGACAATGGGTGGGAATGGAACCCGGAGCAACTTCTGTTATGAATGATAAAGATTTATCATCATGGATGAATAGTGAAGAAGGTTTAAAAGTTATGGGTTTTGATTCAACCAACGCTTTTCAACAAGCAAATCCTTCATTTTTTAAAGCTGATGGTAGTTTTACAACAGAAGCTTTAAATTTTGGAAGAGGACACTCTGTAGCTTTTGAAGCTCATTTAAGAGGTAAAGATGTTTATAAAACAATAAATGGAGAATTTGATTATTCTTCATATTCTGATAACTTTAATAAAGTATTAGGTGAAAGATTTGATGGAAATATTTCTTCATTTGGTAAAGAGCTTTCTGGTATTACTTCGGTTAATCTTAGAACAGGAATGCCACAAACAACTCAAGAATATAAAAGTTATCTAAAAGAATATACTAAAGATTTTACTCCGGAACAATTAATAGATTTTGACGAAACTAATTTAAGAAAAGAATTTTTTGCTAAACAACCTAAATTATATGAAGCTCCTACAGGATTGTTCGGAGAAAAAACAGGTTCTGTTAGTTTAGAAAATATACCTAGTAGATATAGACACGTAGCTTTTGATGCTAATAATAAAGCGTATATAGCGGAAGGAAGTAAAATTGGTAAAGCTGTAAAAGGTCCGTTATTAGGAGCAACTACTTCATCTTTACAAGCTGCTGTAACAGGAACACCTGTTATAGAAGAAGGTGATGTAAGTTATTCTAGCCCTGTAGTTGCAGATATGCCTGAATTAGAAGGTTCTAGTATTTCTAGAACAGGAGTTGTTTCTTCTCAGTTTCCTCAAACTTTAATAAGTTTACAATATCAAAATTTATTACAAGTTCCTGAAATATCTAATGCTAATATTAATCAGTTAGCTTCAGGAGGAATTTATATGCCTCAAACAAACTTACCAAATTTAACAGATTATTTAGGGAGAGTTTAAGATATGCCTAGAATACAAGATTTTGAAAATAATAAAGATTTATCTCCAGAACAATTAGAATTAGCTGAATCAGCTTTTAATAAATCTATTCCCGGTCAGTCTTTAACTAACAGTCCTTCTCAACCTTATGCATGGGAAACTCCTCCTAGATATACTAATGTACAAGAAGCAGCTACTGCAATTTTTGCAGATATGACTGAAGAAGAAAATTTTATACCTTTAATGATGGCTATTAAAAGTGGTAATAGTGTTGTAGATATAGCTTCAACAATTCTTTACAGAGGTTTTCAATTAGGACAATTTAATCCTGATATGATGTTGTTATTAATGGAGCCAGTAATGTACATGATTATGGCTTTAGCTGAAAGAGTTGGATTAGGAGATTTGTTAGGATATGAAGGAGAACAAGAAGAAGAAGAATATGATGAAGATGAAAAAGAAGAAAAATTAAATCTTTTAAAAGATACTATAAAAAATAAATTAAATCAAGTATCAGAACAATCTTTAGAAGGAATGCCAGAATTACAAAAACAAATATTAAGTTTTGAACCTTCTGAAAAAACAAAAAGTTTACTTGAAAAACCTGAAACTACTTCAGAAAGTTTATTAGGAGAAAGAAAATAAAATGTCACTTTTAAATAAATCAAAACAAGAGTTATATGGTGAACAAACTATAAAACGTATTCAAAAAGCAGCCAAACCTAATATAGGAGATATAGGTATTGGAATTGCTAAATCTATTCAAAGTGGATTAAAGGAAAGAGTTAAAAATAATTTAGAACGTATAAATACTAATTTTGAAGATGAAGAACTTAGACTAACTAATTTATATAATGATTATTCGCAAACAGAAAACTTAATTACTGAGTTAGAAAAAAAAGGTAATGGTAATTTAGTTACTGGAATTATGTATGATAAAATAAGTAAAGTTAAAGATGCTGCTTCTGTTGATGGTTTTAGAGCAAGAGTTGATGGAGCAAATCCTAATGATAATTTTTTTGTTCAGTTAAAAAATGAATCTGAAAAAGAAGCTGCTATTTTACAACAAAGATTAAAAGAGTTAGGAACTTTAAGAACTTCATACGACCCTGAAAATATTGAAGAAGGTATATTGGCTACAGGATTAAAAACTGAACCACAGTTTAAAAAACCTGTTAGAGATGCAGTTAAAACTATATCACTAAATCAAAAAACAAAAGGAAGTAATAACTTTTTAGATGAGCTTATGTCTACAGTTGGTATGAGTAGTAGAAGTGATTACAGTATGATTGATGATTTTTATTTAAAAGAAGCTAACATAGATAAGATAATTAAATCTAGTCTTGCTGCTAGGGATGCTTTACCAATTTACAATGGAGATTCTGAACTTTTAAAAACTTATATAGAAAATAAAACAGATGCAACAAATAATAAAGGTCCTAATGCTCCAGATAAATTAAAAGAAGATTTTCCTGCATTAATGGCAGCTATGAGAGAATTTGTAAAATTAGAGTTAGGATTAGAAGGTAACGGTTCTTTTTATTTTATGCCTAAAAGAGATAACGATTCTAAAAAATTAAAAGATTTTACAAAAGAAGAATTAACAAAATTTACTGAAATATCTGGTTATACAGAAAAAGATATAAACAGATTATATTTTAATGCAGAAGCATTAGGAGAAGAAATATTTGCAAATAATTCTAATGTTCTAGGAAGACTTGAACAAAGCAGTCCTACGATGTTATTAAGTGCAGAGAATGATAAAAAACTTTCATCAATAGAAGCTAGAGAACTTTACAAAAAGTACGACTACGATATTAATAAAGTACCTGCAGAAAAAAGAAGACTTGTTGTTAGTTTATTAGAGTTAAAAAATACTGGAATAAATCCTATAGATGATAACGTTTATCTTCAAACAGCTCCTACAATAGAAACAAAAACAACTACATTATTAAATGATGATAGGCAAACATTATATAATAATTTACCTTCTGCTGCTAGAATGAGTGCTAATTACACAATCATTGCCCATGCAGATACTTTAATTCAAAATACAAGTTTAGAAAGAGATAAAGCTATTAACGTAGCTATAAACATTCAAAAATTAGGATTAGTTACAGGTAAAGAATATTCAGAATTATTTGGATTGTTTACAGAAGGAGACATTAAAAATAAATTACCTCAAGAAGAATTTTTAGCTCAACCTTTTGTTCCTTATGATACAAAAGAAGGAAGAGTAGTTCAACCTCTTTTAGATTATTATCCTGCAGATAAAATATTATCTGAAAATCGTTTAGAAGAAATTACAAACCAGTTAAATAAAACACCATTATATTTTTATGAACCTAAAACTATTACAACTAATAATCCTACAATGTTTGAAACAGGAACACGTTATCAAGTAGGACAAGCTGTATTTACTTTTAGTAGAGAAGCTGATGTTAATGGTAATCGTTGGATAAGAACTAAATAATTTATTAAAATGCCTAGAGTTATTGAAGAAACTTTAACAGAGGAAATACCTGTTACTTCTGAATTAGTAGAACCTAATGCTTCTAAATATTCAACTAGATTACCTCCTGTTGAAATAACAAAAGAAGAAGAAACAGTTACTAAATTACCTGCTGTAGAAACGCAACAACTATCTATTCAAGATTTTCAAGATAATCCTGAAGTTCAAGAAAGAGCTTATAGGGCAGTTAATTATTTATATGATAGTAAATATGATAATAAAACAGATGCTGTTGATAAATATATTGATTTAGCTAGACAAGCTAACTTTAATTTAACTGCTGCTGGTATTCAATATGCTGATTTATTAAAAAAACAAAAACGAACAGACCCAGAAACTCAACAATATTTACAAGATATTGGTTGGCTTTATAATGAGTTCTACGCTAAAAATGAAGAAGGTAAAGATAAGTATAAAGCTACAGGAGCAAAAGAAAAATTTGCTTTAACTGGAGATATACTTCAAGGAGCATTAACTGATTTAACAAACTGGGCAACAGCTATTACTTTTCCTTTTACTGGAGGACAAAGCGGTACAGCTAGAGTACTTGCTGGAGAAGCAGCAAAACAAAATCTTAAAAGTGGGATAAAAAATGTTGTTTCTAAAGGATATGGTAAAATACCTAAAGTACCTATAGACCCTCGTAATTTAAAACAAGTAACTGCTTTAACAGCTACTGAAGGTTTTGTTATTGGTTCAACTGATAATTATTTAAGACAAAAAAGATTCAATGAAATGGGAGTAGAAGGATATGAAGATTTTTCTACTAAAGAAGTATTAAAATCTGGAGGTTTTGGTGCAGTAATTGGTTCAACAGTAGGTACTTTTATTAATGTTGGATATAAATTTTTTGATGCTAGAGCATTACAAAAACAAAAACAAAAAGATAGTGAAGAATTTGAAAATATTGTATTAGATAAAGTTAAAGATAAAGAAATTGATGATGTAAAAATTATTACAGAAAAAACTGTAGATGAACCTAAACCTGATGTAAAAATTATAACTTTAGAAGAAGCTGCTGTAGAAAGTAATAAATTAAGAAATCAAAATGACATCCCAGAATCAACCCATGTTGAACAAGTTTTAGACCTTGAGGCAACTACATTTGATACTCCAAATATTAAACTTGCTTCTAAAGAAATTTTAGATGAAGAACCAGAAATAATTATTGTAGATGGTAAACCTAAAAATAAAGATAATCCAAATCAAAAAATTATTGTAGGAGGTAAAATATCAAGAAAAAGTTTTGATGAGTCTGTAAGTACATATTTACTTTTTGGAAAACCAACTACTTATTCTAAACAATTAGCAAAAATAGACCCTAACTTTGAAACTTTTTTACGTTATATAAGACATGATTCAACTGAATCTATATTTGATAATCCTTTAAAAGTTGTTAATGATGAGCTTTATCAAAATAGAAGTTACATAGAAACAGCAAGAGATATTGCAGGTACTCAAACAGCAAAACTACAAACTATAAAAGAAAATTTAGAAAATTCTGTTTATAAATATGACAGATATAAAAATAAAAATAATTATAAATTAAAACAGGGAACAGCTTTAAACAATGACATTTATAAGTTTTTAAATACTGGTAGATTTGATGCAAATGTTCCAAACGAAGTAGTTAAAGCAGGTTATCAAATAAGAAAAATATTTAACGATATGGAAAAACAAGCTGTTGACTCTGGCTTTGTTTTTCATACAATTAAAAACTTTTTCCCTAGATATTGGAAACCGGGAGCAATAACTAAAAGTAATTTAAATAAAAAAAGACTTGCTGAACAATTAATGAGTGATGAAGGTATGAACTCTTCTGAAGCTTACAAAGCAGTAGATAGTTTAGTAAATAAAATATATGATGATTTAGACCCTAGTGTTGGTTCTTTAGGTCAAAGAACTTATAAAAAACTAAACACTATACCTATCCAAGATTTACTAACAGATGATGTTTTTGCGGTGACTTATTTATACACAAATTCAATGGCAAGAAAAATTGCAAGGAAAAAATTATTTGGTTTCTCAGAACAAGAATTTAACAGAAAATGGTTAGTTCCTTTCTTTGGTGGAACATTGCAAAGAACTTCGTCTCAAGAAGGCAGAGATATTATTTTAGAAAGATTATCTGCAAAAGGATTTGATGAAAACTTTTTAAATCAAAGTCTTATAAAAGAATATGTAAGACTTAATTTTACATTAAGACAACTAGGTAAAGATTTACCTGAGAATATAGAAGACTTAGTAAAATTAAAACCTAATAAAATTGAAAGTGTTAGTACAAAAGAAAAAGATACAGCACAGCTTAGAAAAGATTTTAAAAATTTACAAATAAATTTTAACGACTTAAATAAAATAGGACTAACTAAAAGCGAACAAGATATTTTAAAAAATAAAAAATTATATAATGTAATAGACGACATTATTAATCAACGTATAGCAGCCAATGATTTTATTTTAAAATCTCAAAAAGTTGAAGGAACTTTATCAGAAAAAAATATTGATTATAAAAATACTTTAAAACTTCGTAATGCTTCTGCTTCTGCTGAAAAAGAAAGAGTAATAAAGTTACATAACTATGTTGTAGGTATAGACGGTATGCCTCAATCAGGATTAGCACAAAGTGTAAATACTGCAGTAAATGGTATTTTAACAGCACAAGCTATGAATAAATTAGGTTTAGCAACTATTTCAAGTTTTCCAGAGATGTTTGTACCGCTTTTAAAATCGCAACCAAAAGCAACTACACAAGCTTTTTTAAAAACAATTAATGAAGAAGTAGGTAGAATAGTAAAAAATATTTTATTTCCTAGGGATAAAGGAAGAACATTGTCTAGGCAAGAACTTAACGAATTTAATTTAGTTTTAAAAGGAAGTCTTGCTGAAGCAGTTCAGTCTTCATACTCTGAAGGACTTGGTAAGTATTCTGCTAAAGCAAGTTATTATTTTTATAGGTCTGTATTACTAGACCAATATACAAAGTTTGTACAGATATTTGCTTACAATACTGCTAAAATAATGATTAATGATAATTTAGAAAAATTAAGTAAATTATCAACTAAACAATTATCTAGTAATTCTAAAGAAGTAGTAGATTTAAAATTACCACTAGTTAAACTTGGTATAGATATTGAAAAAGGAATTAATTGGTATAAATCTGGACAAAGAACAGATGATTTATTCTATGAAAATTTAAAAGCAAGTGGTGCTAGATATGTAGATGAAGTTGTAATGAACCCTTCAAAAGAATCTGCTCAAAAACCATTATTTATGACTCACTGGGCAGGAAGATTAACTTTTCAATTATTTTCATATCCTGTTTCTTTTGCAAATACTATAGTTAGAAACTCAGCTAGAGATATTAAATTAAGTGGTGGAAGGGCTGCACCAAGAATAATGGCTACTTATGCTTTAATGTTAGGAATGACAAGATTGTCAAGAGCAATAAAAACAGGTGGAGAATCTCTTGAAGAAGAATATAACGCAGAAAGTATTTTAAAAGATTTAGATACTTTAGGTGTTGGAGGACCTTTATCTTTAGCTTATGGTTATGGAGAAAGTAGAAAATATGGTAGGAATACTTTTAGAGCTATAGCTGAAACAGTAGGGGGTCCTACTTTTGGTAGTGCATTAGCTGATTTTTATGTAAATAAAAGAGGACTAACAACTTTAACTGAACATATGCAACCGTATAGAAATGTTATTATAAAAGCTTTTCCAGAAGCTCAATTTGAATTTGACCAACTTATAAAAGATTTAGAAGATTCAATGACTAATAAAACAGAATTTGAAAAACAATTAAGAAGACAACAAGATTATTTTAAATATCTTGAAAAGCAATCAGGTATGGCTAAACAAGAAAGAGAGTTAAAAGATTTACAAAAAAGACAACAAAAAGTTGAAGGCGGAATAGTAGAAGGTAAAGATGACGTACCGTATACAAAAGAAAACCCAGCAGATAGAGTTGACCCTTTTACAGGACAACCTTACTCAGCACAGATGGAGGAATTAGGATTAGATGTTTTTCAAGAAAGATAATAAAATGGATATAGAACTTTGCAAAGCTGAAATAAAGAGACACGAAGGCGAAGTGTTAGAAATTTATATGGATAGTCTAGGCTATAAAACTTTAGGAGTTGGACACCTTTGCCAACCTAACGACCCTGAATATAACTGGGAAGTTGGCACACCTGTCAGTCAAGAAGTTGTAGATATGTATTACGAAGATGACTTTGAAAAGCACTACAAGGAAGCTATACATGTCTTTGGTAGTGAAGAAGACTTTGAAAAGTTACCAGAAGTTATACAAAGAGTGTTAGTAAACATGTGTTTTAACCTAGGAGGTTCAAGACTTTCAAAGTTTCGTAACATGTTAAAAGCTTGTAGAGAACATGATTGGGAAAAGATGGCTGTTGAAATGGAAGATAGTCGTTGGTTTAAACAGGTAGGTAGAAGAAGTATTGAAT